TTAGATGCTGACGAAAATCAACCAACCCCAAAATATTCTAACGCATTTACAGTTAGCAATGTTGATTTGGTTGAGCAACAAGAGTCAGGCGATAGACAAGCTCAATTAGATAAAGAAGAGGGCTTCGACAATATCGATTGGGTTGAGCAAGAAGACGGTAGTATCGAACACTTATAAATACTTTTGAAAGCCTCTCAGTGGGCTTTCATGAATATTTATATATTCAGTAAAGGAGCAAACAATGACAAAATTACAAATATCTTTACCAAGAAACGAGAGAGACGATCAATTGGTAAAAGACATCGAAGACGCTACTCAGTTATATCTTAACGAGTTAATGTCTAAAAGACTTCAGAACACTTTGAAGATTAAGATCCACGTAAGAAGGACCACAGTCAAAAAGAAGTGGGGTCAAAATTGTGAGGGTGTTCACTTAGCAAATGCTAAAGGTTCAGCACCTGATAAAGATCATAAAATTATTATTCATAGTGACTCTGATATCTTTGAAACTTTGGCACATGAATTAGTTCACGTTAAACAAATTGCTACAAAGCAATACCAACAACGTTGGTGGAAGTCTGATGGACAACTTCATGTTCGTTGGGAAGGTAAGGAACTAGGACTTAAAGCAAAAATTCCTTACAGACAAAGACCTTGGGAGATCGAGGCATTTAACTTAGAGGGTAAGTTACTCAGTAAGTGGAAGAATAGACTTATGGATAGACTTTATCTTACCTATAAGAAACAAGCTGAGCAGTCAGCATAAGTAAAGGAGCAAACAATGAGAGTAATAACTAGTAAAAGAAAAGACGGTCACACTTTAGCGATGATTAGAGTGCTAAGAGAGGGCCACGATCATGTAATCGTAGACAACTGTAGAGTCAGATTACAAAAAGACTATAACGGAGTTGAGCATTTAGTAACTCAACACAGAGACGGTCACATTATTTCAATAGAAAGGATAGAGGACTAATGAAATACAATACTAACGCAATGGGATACGACATTCAGGTATTAGAATTATTTGATGATGAGTCGTCTTCCATACCAACAAGATACAGAATAACAGCAGAGGACGATTTGCATTGGTTTATTCAGTATTACAACATTAAAAAAGAGGACTACAGTCATTCAAACATGAGTGATTACATTCAAACATTTAAGCAATGGGTCACTAAAGAAGAGAGGAAACTATAATGTATCAGAAACCTAAATTTGAAATCGTTCTTGATCGTTTAATAATTTTATACTTTGCGATTAAGATACCAACAATCATAACACTATTGTTATTAGAGAACTTTAAAGGAGGCTTTTAATGGCAGATCATATCACTAACTTAGTCGAGATTTACAATCGTTGGCTAGACAATAACGACATCAAAGACAGAGGTTCAGCAGACGAAGTATTATTCGCATACGAGCCTCTAACTGAAGGCCAAAGAGATTGGCTTAAACGTTTTATTGATGTTTGGGATGAGGCTCAGGGACACGAGATTTATCTACCACATTTAATAAAACAAAAAAAAGAAGAGGAAGACTTAGCAAAGCAAGACGCTTTGTATGACATTAGAAAGGATGAGGACTATGCAAATTAGACTCGTAAATAAAAAAGAGAAGTTGTTGCCTAACAAAGTTGGTACACACTTCGGAAGCGTCAACAATTGGATCGCTTCTCAAACATGGTATCCACACGATGCCTTAACTATTGGTAATGGTGCTACTGCCTATTTTTGGTCAGATCGCCATGCCTGTACGGTTGTTGAAATTATCAACCGTAATAAAAAACGCTATGTGGTGGTTCAACAGGACCACGCAAAGCGTACCGATAAGAATGGCTTTTCAGAAAGTCAGACTTATGAATTTACTCCCAACCCTAAGGGTAGGAAGTTTATCTCCGAGGTCATCGATATCGAGACCGAGGACGGTCAGCTAGGCTTCATCTTGGAGCCTAGAGCATTCAATCCTAAGACTAATCGTTTTAGGAAAGAAGGGACTCGTATTGGCCTCGGTCAACGGTCCGAGTATTGGTGCCCAAGTTTCTAATACTCCATATACATTTTCTAAGACCTCGCTTTGGGGTCTTGGACAATGTGTAAACATTGTAGGTAAGGGTGATACCTTTAGAAGACGGTAGACTTAGTCTAGAAAAGTAAGCACTTTATTGTGTTTAAACTAAGTGTGTCTTCATCGCCTGTTCGTGGATTGGTTTCAGGGGTGGCCCCTAGTTTATCTCAACCACT